ACATCGATTTCGTGAATTCCTTCACCGAGGAGTTCAACAGGCTCTTCGAGCTTCTGGGAATGTTCCCCATCGAGACCGCCCCCGCAGGAGCGGCCGTCAACCAGTACACCGTAGCCGGCAGCCTGGCAAGCGCACCCGCAGAGGGCGATGTGACCCCTCTTACCCTGCTCACCGTGGATAAGACCCCCATCGGCGACATGGCACCCGAGCGCTACGCGAAGATGACCACCGCGGAGGCGATCCTCAAGGGCGGCTTCGAGAACGCGGTCATCAAGACCGACCGCCGCATGCGCTCCAACATGCGAAGCGCTATCTGGAATAAGTTCTTCACCGCGCTTGCGGCAGGCACTGGCACCGCAACCGGCACCAACCTGCAGAACGCGCTCGCATTCGGAGCTGCAGCAGTGAGCAAGAACCTGGAGGACAACGGAGACGACACCGAGAAGATCGTGAGCTTCGTGAACCTCGAGGATGTGGCTGCATATCTGGGTTCCGCGACCATCGTCACCCAGAACGCGTTCGGCGTTAACTACCTGAAGGACTTCCTGGGCCTGGGCGACATCATCGCGACCTCCAAGGTCACCAAGGGCACCGTATATTCCACCCCCATCGAGAACATCCACATCTACGGTTTGGATTTCGCAAGCCTGAACGAGGCCGGCCTGGAGTACGAGACCGACACCAACGGCCTTATCGGCATCCACCACAAGCCCGACTACGACCGCGGTTCCGCTTCCACCTTCGCCATGCTCGGCATGAAGATGGTTCCCGAGGTGAAGAACTACATCGTGAAGACCACCATCAGCGCATAGGCGGTCTTGCGATGAAGGTTGTTGCAACGGCGACGTTCCACGACGCCTATTGCGATGACGTGCTCCGCAATATCGGCGATGAGTTCGAGGTCGACGAAGCCCGCGCGGAATACCTCGCGGGCCTCGGCCTTGCACAGCAGGTCGTCGGTGACGGGTTCGTCGGATGCGTAGGCGAGCGCGTGGAAGAGCCGAAGAATGCAAGGCGCAAGCGGCGTGCAGATGCCTAGCCGCCGCGCGCGACGGAAAGGCGGTGCCGCATGGCTTACGCGACTTTGAATGATCTGTGCTGCACGGTATCGGATGAGCGAATCGCGGAGAAGCTGCTCGAGAGGGCATCGCGCCTCATCGATGACGAATGCGGCGTCGAGGTCGACCCAGATTCGGCGCGCGACGTGTGCGCCGCCATGGTCGAGCGGGCGCTTATCCCCATGCAATCCGATGTGTTCGGCCTGAGCAGCGCATCCATGAGCGCGGGCGGGTACCAGCAGACGCTCAACTACATCAATTCGTCCGGAGAGATCTACCTTCTCGACAAGGAGCGCGAGCGACTGCGCGGGTCGGATGGAACGATCTGCTTCATCTAGGTGGTGGATTGCATGTTCACTGTTACAGCAAAGGTTCGGCTCAGGGCATCCGATGCCGTCGATATCTACGGAGATGAGATAGCAGGATATGCGGATGCCGTCGAAGTATCCGGCGTTCTCGTTGTGCCGGGAACGTCTGTGGAATTCGGTGAGAACAGGCAGGACGGCGTAAGCGTCGAGCTGACAGCGCATTTCCCCAAGGAGTGGAGCGGCGATTTGCGCGGCGCGAAGGTCGACCTGCCCGCACCGTACGGTGACGGGTGGGATGTCGTCGGCAACCCGATGCCGTATATGCCAGAGAACACGCCTGGAAGATGGAATATGCCTGTGGGGTTGGTGAGGTCTGATGGGTAAGTGCCAAGTACATGTGAAGGTCGGCGAGTACAAGTACAAGCACAACATTGGATCAGAGAGGGAGTTCCTCAACGGTCCGATGGGTAAGCAGGCAGCGACGAAAGCGGCGCAAGCTGTTTTGGCTTCTGCAAATGCAATCGGAAGCGGCCGTTATGGAATTTCTAACGCGCAAGCCGGCAAGAACCGCGCCCATGCCCTCGTATTCACGGCCGATGGAAAGTCGATGAAGGATAACGCGGAGAAGAACACCCTTCTTCGCGCACTGCATGGGGCGAATGTCTGATGAGGAGCCCGACCGCGAATGTTATCAAGTGGCTGCGCTCGATGGGATTCGATGCGCACCAGGATGTGCCTTCAAAGAGGCCGGCGAGGTTCGTGACCGTCGAACAGGTCGGCGGAAGGTTCGCCGACACGATCGAGACCGCCAATCTTGCCATCCAGTTCTGGGATTCGAGCTGGCAGGGTGCCGAGGAATCGGCGCGCCGCGTGCTCGAGTCGGTCGATTCGGGATCGAAGCCCGATGGAACGGCGGCGTTCTACGTATCCGGCCTTTACAGGTTCCCATCGACCGACGGCATCCCTCGATGGCAGATGACCATCGAGGCGACTATCAATAACTAGGAAGATTCGAGGTTTGCATATGAGCAACGTTTCCAGCAACGTCGGCGTAGGTTCCGCCGGCGTAATCTACATCGCGCCTAAGGGCACCGCGCTTCCCACCGATGCGACCGCGGCCCTCGATGAGGCGTTCAAGGAATTCGGCTTCATCTCCGAGGACGGCGTGACCATCTCCGAGGATACCGACTCCGAGAGCATCTCATCCTGGGGCGGCAAGACCGTTCGCGTCGAGTCGACCAAGTACACCGAGACCGTGGCGTTCACTCCCATCGAGTGCAACGAGGTTGTTGCGAAGGCGACCTACGGCGATGATGCGGTGACCGTTTCCCAGAAGGACGGCGGCACGCTGATCGCAACAAAGCACGGCATCACCAAGACCATGCCCGCAGTGTGCGTGGTCATCGATACCGTGGAGTCCGAGACCACCAAGAAGCGCTACTGTGCAGGAAACGCGCAGGTTACCGAGCGCGGCGACCTGGAGATGGACGGAACCAGCGCAGTCGGCCGCGAGCTGACCTACACCTGCAACGCAGATGCGGAAGGCGTGACCATGTACGAGTACGCCTACATCGTGAAGGCGTAATCGTGGCTGCAGTGGAGATGAGCATCGAGCAGCTCGAGGAAATGCTCGAGAAGAAGCGCCGCGAGAACGGCGATGAAAACCAAGAGGCCGCGAAGCGCAATATCGCGGAAGTCGAGGTCGACGGTCTTCCGATCACCATCGATTTGATGGCCGCCGCATCGTATCGCGCCCACAAGGTCCAGAAGCGCTTCATCACCGCGCAGAAGGCATACGAGGCGAACAAGAACGACAACGACGCGCTCATGGCAGCCAACCAGGCGATGGACGAATACTACGAGCTGCTTTTCGGGGCAGACCAGCTGGACCGCATCGCGGAGCACGCGGCTGAGCGCAAGGGTTGCGAGCCTTCCTACGAGGATGTCATCCGCATCTGCAACGATGCGATGGAGCGTGCCAACGTAAAAAAATAGAGGCCCTCGCCGAGCTTCTTGCAGAGCATCACGACGCGCTCGAGGCCGATTTCGCCGAATACTACGGCATCGACCTCGAGTGCGCATTCGAGCGCCATTCCGTAAGGCATATCGCTGTGCTCGCTGTGAACCTGCCGTACGCATCGAGGACCAACAAGTCGATTGATGACGATTACGCATGGGGCATAGACCAGACGCTTCTTGCGGCTGTCTACAACGCCCTTGCGGCAATCCAGTACTCGATTGCTGGCAAGAAGGGCGCGAAGAAGCCCGATAGGATCGGGCCATCCTACATGATCGGAAAGAGCAAGGAGCGCAAGGTCAAGGCAATGGTCATGCCTATAGACGACCTGCGCAGGAAGCTCGCATGGTTCGACGAGAAGGCGGGTGAAAAACGTGGCTAATACAGAAGTCGGTTCCGGTTATGTATCGCTCTGGCCGAAGGTAAGCGGCAGCCTTTCCGGCGAGGGAATGAAGGTCGGCTCTCAGCTTATGAAGGGCATCGAGGGCGGACTGAAATCGCGCACCGTCGCCCTGGGCAACCTGATGGGCAACGTCGTGCAATCGACCGTCGGCGGGTTCGGCGACCTTATGCAGTCGGCGATTTCGTCGATGGACACTCTCAAGAAATTCGACCAATCGATGGCGTTTGCAGGATACGACCAGGCGCTCATCGATAAGTCGAGCGCCGCGATGAAGAAGTACGCAGACGAGACCGTCTACGATCTGAACACCATCGTCAAGACGACTTCGATCCTCGGCGGCAACGGCGTGAAGGACTTCGAGCAGGTCACCGAGGCTCTCGGAAATCTGACTGCAGTTGTAGGTCAAGGCTCCGAGGAATTCGACGCAGCGGCGCTCGCTATGACGCAGACCGTAGGTGTTGGAAAGCTCACGAGCGAAAACTGGCACCAGTTCGCATCAAATCTTTCAGGCGCAAACGACATCATGAAAGCAAAGATGCGCGAGATGGGCGCATACGAGGGCAACTTCGAGGAAGCGCTCACCAAAGGAGAGATCACCGCCGAGGAGTTCCTTGCCGCAATCCAGGCGTTGGGCATGGACCAATCGGCAATCGATGCCGCGCGCTCGACGGAGACATTCGAAGGTGCCGTCGGCAACCTGCAGGCTGCAATAGAAAACGGCCTGATGCAGGTCATCGACAAGGTCGGCATGGAGAACATCACGGGCGCCATCAATGCCGTGACGGCAGTCGTCGAGCAGGCGGCACCCGTCATCGCAGACGGGATCCAGCGCGGCTTCCAGTGGATCATGGACCACGGCGAGGGCGTCAAGCGCGCACTCATGGGCATCGCCGGTACCTATGCGGGCATCAAGCTGGTGTCCGCCGCAGTGAACGGGCTCAAGACCGCAAAGTCGATTGCTGGCGGCATCAAGTCTCTTGCCGGCAAGCTGACTGCAGCGGGAACCGCTGGAGCGGGTGCAGGAGCTGGCCTGGGCACCGCTGCGGCAGGCGAGACGGCGGCAGGCAATGCCGCTAAGTTCTCGGCAAAGCAGGTGCTCGCGATGGCGGGTGCCGTTATCGCGCTTGGTTTGGGCGTTCTTCTCGCAGGTGTCGGCCTGTATATCATCGCCCAGGGCGCGATACAGATCGCGCAGGCAGGTGCGCCCGCAGGACTCGTGATGCTCGGCATGGTGGTCGCAATCGGATTGCTTGCTGCCGTATTCGCATACCTAGGTCCAATGCTTACCGCCGCATCGTTCGGAATGATCGCGTTCGGTGTGGCGCTTCTGCTTGTCGGTGCGGGCATCCTTCTCGCATGCGCCGGTGTCGCCTTGCTATCCGGGGCGTTGCCTGCGCTTTCCGAATACGGCTCGAGCGCAGCTGGCGGCCTTGTCGCATTGGGCGGAGCGGCCATTGTATTCGGCGTCGGAGCAATCGTCGCCGGTGCAGGATGCATCATCCTCGGTGCAGGCCTCATGGTCGCAGGTGCCGGCATCGCTGTTGTCGGTGCAGGTGCAATGGTCCTTGCAGGCGCGATGATGGTAATGGCGGTAGCGGTGCTCATGGCTGGCACGGGCTTCGTCATGCTCGGCTCCGGCCTGAAGATCGCGGCATCGGCGCTTCCAATGATCGCAACGTCCGGTCCCGTCGCTGCCGCAGCGCTTACCGCCCTTGCCGGTGCTGGTGCAGTCGCTGCCGGAGGCATGCTCGCGCTCAAGGGGCCGCTCAAGAGCGTCGCGGACAGCTCGAGCGAGTCGGCTGGAGCGCTCACCACAATCCTATCTGCGATGGTCGCAGCAGGTGCAGGCGCAACCGCCGCATCTTATGGATTCAGCGCTTTCGCGACCGGCGTGCAGACGAACATGAACAGGGCGAGGTCTGCTGTGACAAGCGCGGTGTCTTCTATGAGGAGCACCATCGCGAGCGCGAAGTTCACGCTACCGCGCGTCGAGGTCGGACCGCTTCCGCACTTCAAGATGGTGGGCGACTTCAACCCAAAGGATAAATCGGTACCCGTCGTCAACGTCTCCTGGTACGCCAAGGGCGGCGTATTCAACGCGGCCAAGGTCATCGGCGTCGGCGAGGCCGGGCCAGAAGCCGTCATTCCGCTGAAGAAGAGAGTCCTTGGCGCTATCGGCGCAGGCGTCGCTGACGCATACGACCAGAGGCCCGGCGGACGCGTTGTGAACATCTACATCAACGGGGCGAAGGTCAACGCCGACAACGAGATCAAGGGAATCGTCACTGACATGCTCGTAGGACTCAAGCGCAAGGGGGCGATGTAGCGCATGGCTGAAACGAAGAGCACGCTCAACAAATCGCTCCCCAAGGCGAGCACGATCAGGTTCTGCACGGGTCTTGGCAAGGGCATGTCGATCAGGCTCGGAACCGGAGAGAGCGGCAAGGTCGGTTACTACGTAGGGTTCAAGCAGCCGAGCAAGCGCACCTACGGCTGGCAGGTGCAGCGCAGGTACCAATACATGTACAACGAAGCGTCCGCAAAGAAGAAGGGCGCGGACTGGTCCAAGTGGTCGGCCTGGAAGCAGCCTTTCAGCGGGCTTTCATGGATCGCCAAGAACGCGACGACCGATGCCGACACGTGGTTGAAGGCCAACAAGGGCCTGTCGAAGAAGTCGGATTACTTGTACGCCTGCGACAAGGTTTCGTGGAAGATGCCCGCGGACTACGATGCGATTTGCTACGAGTACCGCGTCAGGTCCTACGACCCGGCGAAGAAGCGGCATGGTGAATGGTCAACTCAGAGGCTCTACGTATACCGGCGCCCATCGGTGAAGAACGAAGAGGTTCGACCGCTTGTCGGCGGTGGGTTCGTGCTGCTGTACAACTACAAGGCACGTGGTGATAAGTATGTCGATGTGACGTCGGTCAAGGATTCGTCGGGCACCGAGCTGCTCAAGGCGAGCGTATCGTCCACACCGTCTACGTCCACTATGTGGACGCCGCCTGCAGGCTATACGATCGGCGCGACATTCGTCGATGTCGGCAAGCTTGTGCGCGCTGTCGTTCCCGGCGAGGTGCTCACCGTAAAGGCGAAGCTGTCGCACCTGCGGAATACCAGCGCCGGAGAGTGCGCGAAGACGCTCATGTTCACCGACCAGGGGACTGGAGAGCCGAAGACGGTCACCGTCAACAATACGGATCCGAATATCGTCAAGCCGCGGCTCGCAATCACCATCGACAGGGACAAGCGTACGCTGCTCGTCGAGGCGTACAAGGGAGAGGCTGACGATATCGTCACGAGCGCAGATGCAAGCCTCACATACAAGTACCGAGGGAGCAATTACACGCTCAGCCCAAGCTCGAAGGAAGTAAATACATCGAACAAAATCAACCCAGTGGTAAAGGCGTTGTTCATCCCGCCGCTCAACACAGACTTGACCGTGAAGGTGTCGTTTTCCAATAAGCAATACGCGACAATCGACGCATCAGCCACAGTCAAGGTTGATTCCGATGGGTTCGTGCTCTCGAAGGCCGACAACTCGCGCCACGCGGCGCTCGACTACAACCAGAGCATCGAGCGCACCTATTCCAAGGATATGGAAAGCGAGATCCCATACGGAAGGAGCAGGCCCGTCGTATTCTACGGAGGCGGCAGGACCTGCGAGATAAACCTTACCGGCTACGCGTTCGACGAGCCTGGAGTGAGCGTGTCGAACTACAGGTCATGGCTTGGAATCAGGAACAACATCGGTGTATACAAGCTTCGCTCGCCTGATGGGACAATCGAGAACGTTGCCGTCTCCTCGGTGAACTTCTCGCAGGAAAGCGAGCGTATCGTGAGCGTGTCCGTCGATATGACGGAGGTATCCGTATGATCACCACGTCACTCGACTGCACGAAAAGCGGCCGCATAGACTCGTTCGAGGTCTACAAGGTTCCTGTAACCAACATCGGCGGCAAGGAAACGAAGATAGGCCGCGTGCTCGGCGGGAATATCAACTGGAACTACAACAGCGACAACAAGATCTCCGGCAGCGTGAAGGTCAGCGGCGAGAAGCCGGCAGACGGCCACACGCTGCTGAGGATCTATTACACGCCATCGCTCGATGGGGTTGATTACAAAATCGAGCTTGCAACCGTATACGCGGAGCTTGCAGACGCTACATGGGAGAACGGTCGCTGGACCGGCGAGTACGACATCAAGGGTATGGCGGCGAGGTTCACGGAATCAGACCTCATGGCGAACTACACTGTCGGTGTCGGTGGGTCTGCGCTCTCGAGCCTCAACAAGTTCATGGGCAACCGAGGCGCTGCGAGGGTAATCCAGGTCGCGGATAAGACCTACAGCAAATCGACCGTGGTGGCCAAGGCAGGAGACAGCGAGTACAAGGCTCTGAGCGGTCTTGCGAAGAAGCTCGGAGCGCACATCGATGTCGACACCCATGGACGAATGACGGTGACAAAATACGTACAGCCATCGAATAGGCCAATCGTATACACCATCCCATCTGGAGATTCATCGGTGACGCTGCCCGGAATCGACTACACATGGGACGGATACGACAAGCCCAACCGCGTGCATCTGCGCTTCGAGGAGAAGGGCGAGTGGAAGTACGTAAGCGGAAAGGGCGGCGGCTGGTGGTGGTCTCGTTCAGATGGTACATGGCCGGCAAGCTGCACCGAGGATATCGACGGCCGCCACATGAAGTTCAATAAGGACGGATACTGCACGAATCCGAGCGACGGCACGAGCAGGATCAAGTTCACGAACGTCATCACGGCGACTGCGGTTCTTCCAGACAGCAGCCCGATTTCAAAGAAGAAGCGCGGGCGGTACATCACAAGCTACGAGAAGATAACCGACCTGAACCCGCGAACTCAGGCGAATCTGCAGAAGAAGGCGAACGCGAAGCTTCTCGAGCTTGCTTCGAGAACAAGCTATTACGAGTTCGAGTGCTACTTCCTTCCGATACAGGTCGGCGATGTCGTCAAGTTCAAGCCGGGCAGCAATGAAATCAAGGGCATGGTATCCGAAATCGACCTGTCCCTGGATGTCGGAGCGAGGATGAAGGTTAGATTGCTGAAACTTGGTGATGCCTGATGTCGGTCGACGTTTCGAAGGCGCTTTTCGGCGCAGGCCAGGAAAACGAAGGTGCGTATTATACGACGGCCATAGCGCTTGCCGACAGCAAGGACGGCATGGTGCTTGTGAGCTTCGCCGACCCATGGGACGACGATATAGATGATGCCGTGGTGGTGGACCTCGAGTCGCTCGATTCCCTTGACCCGTTCGAGGATGAGAACGAGGACGATGGAGAGACCGTCTACATCGATTCGACCGAGTTCGGGGACGATGATGATTACGACATACCGTACGACCCAGAGGCGTGGAAGCAGGGCATTCCAGGGGGTGATTTGTGATGGATGAAGTCGAAATCGTATACGGAACCGTTCCCGAATTCGTGCCCGATGAAGATGACGCGGTAGGGAACTGGTTCGACGGCGCTGTTGCAGAAGATGCTGAGGATGCTGGCGAATACGACATCGTTGCGGACGATGGGGAAGAGCATATCGAATACGACGAGGCTGATTACGATCCGGACGATACCATCCCAGATGAGCCGCCAGAGCCAGAGGAGCTTGCAGAATGAGCGATATGTACATCCCATGCATGATGCCCATCAAGGAAGGCGACCTGGTGCGCGTCATGGTGCAGGATGGTCAGCCCGTGGCAATCGGCAGCGATGGTGCGGGCGACAAGATGGACGATGCTATTACCGAGGCTCAGAACGTCGCTGGAGAGGCGGCAGCGGTCGCCAATGCGACAGGCCAGCATTTCTTCAGCGATGATGCGGGCGTCCATGTGACCGAGAACGAGGCTGATCCCGACTCAGGTAGCAACATCCTTATCAACTCGCTCGGTCTTATTATCAGGCGCGCACTCAAGCACCTTGTGTCTATTACCGAGAGCGCCATCGCGTTCTTCGACGGCGAGGGCAATACCGAATACAACCAGACGGCCCTGTTCGGCAAGTCGAGCGCACGCATCGGCAGGATCAACGAAGGGTATACGCGCATCACCCCATCGGGAATGAGCGTATGCACCGCAACGTCAGTCGAAGAAGCCGGATATGCCGATTACGACCTATTGTCGATGAATCCCCTTGGAGGCGTCGTTCTTGGAAACGATGATTTCGGACTCAGCACCACATGGTCAGGGCATGTCGGGCCAACGACGGGTGCAGTCGAATACGCGCTCGAAGAGCCGCTAGCAAGCGGCAATACTTACAAGATATGCGTCAACTTGGCTGGATTGACTGACGCAGGCGGAAGCTATGTACCGAAGCCGTACAGATTCGGAATGGTTCTCGGTGAAGGCGGACTCGATTAAAAAAAAGATGATGTGATTGTCGGCATATCGGACGAAAACGGAACGGTAACGTATTGCATCACTGCTCAAAGCACTATCGGAGCGTTGCATTTCTGCCTCGGCGAGGGGAACGCAGAAGGTGACGAGTACTATCCTTCTGGAAAATTCCAAGGCATATTAATCAAGCGTGTTTCCGGCAACGTCCGCGAGGTCATGCGTGCGGGTTTGGATGGGATGATCTTCGAGGGGAACACCACGCAGAAAGGCAGGGATATCATCAGATCGTATGCTGGAGGCCAGCTGCGAGAGTATGTTACCCGTACCGATTACGATTCACGCCTTGGAGTAATCCCATCGGAGACAACCTATCTCGCGTCGAAGTATTTCCGTGATAAGAACGGCGAGTCGGTCGCATGGGACCAGATCTACATGGGTACTGCCGGGAAGCTGCTGCGCGCTATCGGCATGGGCAGGAACGACGCGAACGGCGAGAATAGGGTGCGAAACGGCATCATCTTCGGCATCGATAAGGACGGCAACAGGGATGTAACCGTCTACGATCAGGACGCTTGGCTGTCCGGCATCGGTGCCGCAGCTGCATCGCACAAGCATAGCGCAGCCGATATCACGAGCGGTACGCTGCCGCTTGCAAGGGGTGGCGTTGGTTCCACGACGGCAGCAGGAGCAAGGTCCAATATCGGTGCCGCAGCAAAGACGTGGACGAGCCTAGCGACCGTCGCAACAGGCGCAGATGCGACTTTGGATCTAACAGGCTACAGCGAATTGCTTATCCTGGGCTATTATTCGACGACCTACCTATCAAGCGCAGTGATACCTGTCGCATTCCTCGGTACTACCGTGCGCGAGCTGTATCTTGGCGGTACCTGGACGGATTCGTACTCCCGAGGAGCATCGGTGAGCCTGTCGAAGACGAGCATCCATGGATGGAGCTTCATCATCAACGGTGCAAGCAAGAACGGCACCTATCGAGTCTATGCAAGGTAGGTGATTGATTTGATGGATATTGCATCGGTTGCGGCAACCGCGACCATCACGGCAATTTGCGGCGGCATCGTCGGTGCCATCATGTCGGCGCTTGTTGCAGGTATCAAGTCTGCAGGAATGGGAGCGGCTAAGCGCGACAAGGCCATGGTCGACGGAATAGCGGCGCTGCTCTGGCGCGAGCTGAAGAACATCCATGAAGCAGCCGTGCACCATGGGGGCATGACGCTGGAAGAGCGCAGGCAGCTCGAATACGTGTATGCGGCTTACTCCGGTCTCGGGTATAACGACACGGGCAAGCGCCTGTACGAAGACAGCATGGATATGCCGATTCTGTAGTGCTAGGAAGCAGCTAGAATCTAACTCGAACCAATTGGACATTGAACGGTACATCGTCCCATTAAGCGTCATATTCGGTTCCATTCAGGCGATTTCAGCCGACTATAAACAAATAATCTGTTCCAAGCATCACTGATAAAAACAGAAAGTCACTGAAAAATGGCATCCGTTTCGAGTGAGCCTTTAAGTGACTGTGAACGGAGTGAACCATGAATAATCTCAACTGGAGAACGAGGATTAAGAACAAGTATTTCTGGCTTGCTTTCGTATCTGCTCTTCTCATCGTCGTGCAGGCAGTTGCTGCGCCGTTCGGTTACACGATCGATATCGAGTACATCGGTGTCCATTTAACTGCCGTGGTCAATGCCGTTTTCGGCGTGCTTACGGTTATCGGAATCGTCAACGACCCAAACACGTTCGGTATCGGTGATTCGAGCCGCGTCATGGGATACGACGAACCAGCGAAGGAGTAGCAAATGGACTGGAAGAACCTGGTAGCCGATGAAACCCACATCCTACCGTGCCACTACAATGCAGGCCGTGCAGGATCCATCCAGGGCGTCACCATCCACCACATGGCTGGAGACTTGAGCATCTCGGATTGCTACGACGTGTGGACATACAACGATGTTTCCGCACACTACGCCGTACAGCGTGACGGCAGAATCGGGCAGCTGGTCCACGATGGCGACACCGCCTGGGCGTGCGGTAACACGTGGGCCAACGCCAACACCATCAGCATCGAGCACGCGAACAACGCGTCAGGACCGTGGACCGTGTACCAGAAGGCGCTTGACGCTGGAGCGCACCTGACCGCAGCTATCTGCGCGCATTACGGGCTCGGCGAGCCGCGGTGGATGGTCAACGTGTTTCCGCATAAGCACTGGAGCGCAACGGCGTGCCCTGGCGAGCTTGCGGGCAGTCAGAACGCGGAATACATGAGCCTTGCGAAGAAGTACTACGCAGAATTGACGGGAGTAAGCATGAGCGGCAAGTGGCAGCAGGAAAGCGGCGGCAAGAAGCGCTGGTGGTACAAGCACGCCGACGGCTCCTATACCAAGAGCGGCTGGGAGTTAATCGACAAGCGCTGGTATTACTTCGATGCCGAAGGCTGGATGAAGACTGGCTGGATTAGCTACAAGGGCAATAAGTACTACCTTCAGCCCAAGTCCACGAAGGACCATCGTGAGGGCGAGATGCGCATCGGCTGGGTGCAGCTCGACGGCAAGTGGTATTGGTTCGATGAGAGCGGCGCGGCTGCCCGCAAGTGCTGTATGCAGATTGGAGGCAAGTGGTACGCGTTCGGCGCCGATTGCTCGATGCTTACCAAGCTAACCGTATCGAAAAACGGAGATATCGAGTTGTAGACATGTGGAGCGATGATGATATCAAGCGCATCGTGGAGTACCATGAAGCCGTTGTCGGCGGACTCCCGCTCGATGAGGTGCCGATTGAATACCGAGATGCCGTGAAGGCGCTTATTGTTTGATTCATGTGATTACCCCCAGGCTTTCGGGCCTGGGGTGATTTTATTGAAAACGACATCACTAGTCACAAACACATCTAAAAACGCAGGTAATCAGTAAATTATTAATTCCTTTGTAATCAGCCGGTTGCGGGTTCGATTCCTGTCGCTGGCTCCACGTTATCCCAGGTCACGGGCTTGTTTCTTCGGAAACGGCCCGTGACCTTCTTCTTGTTTTCGTCTCAAAATCACCTGTTTTCACTGACACTTGTGAACAATTGTGAACAAGGTTTTCAGCATCTTGGCTAGTCTCCGAAGATGCTCGATGCGTCGAAGACCTGTTCGGGTCCTGCATCCTTGCAGTGCTCGAAGTGGTCGGCGAGGTCCGCCTGAGCCTTCAGACAGTCGTCAACAGGGAGCTTTCGGGCATCGGCAACAGGGCGCTGTTCGACCAGACGATAAGCCTTGCGAAGCGCACGGTCGACAACTTCGTCGAGGTTAACACAACAGCGAACTGCCGCGAGTCGCACGCATCGTGGCAGGGCGCCATCTACCAGCTCGAGGGAAGCGGAGAGCACCCCAAGCTCCTGACGCGCGAGCAGTGGCGCGAGCGTACGTACACGCAGAACGCCGGCGGCAACGAAGGCGGAGCGAACGCTAAGCCGCAAGGTCCCGTTCCGGGCATCAAGCGTCAAGTTGAACGTGATGATTCGGAGCAAATCCGTGATGGCGCGCATCGCAATGGCGGTCGACGGCAACAAGACGCTCGACGACCTGACGGAGGAGCAGCTGGCCATCAGCGCGCGATTCGCGAACCCGAGGATGCCGACCGCATCAGCCGCAGCGGACATGTGCATGAAGGTGTCATCCGTCCGAGAGGACTTCGGACTCACGGATGTTTTCCTGGAAACGCTTGGATTCGACGACGAGACGATAGAGAGGACCGCTGCGCAGGAACAGAGAATCCGCGCTGTCAAGGCAATCGAGAATTCGGCCTACTGATGGCATGGGACGGTTACATCGGCGATGATGAGTTCAAAGCATATGCGGATGGTCTTGAAAAAATATACGCTGATATCGATTCGCTAGATAACATCAGAATGCTCACCGGCAGGGTGAAGCAGTATTGCGAGAATGAAAACCAGGTTAAGCGAGAAGCTGCGCTCGTCCATATCAATGCATCGGTGTCTAGAACGTACGAGGATGCGATGAGCGGAATCGATGGGTCTGTAGATCTATTCTGCTCGGGATCGCTCGGAATAAGGACATCTGAGAAGAAACTCCACTCGATAGATGAATCCAAGATAGTAAACCAAGCACTCGAGAGATGCATCATCGACCCATGTCCTGCATCATACGAGAGGTTCGCGATCGATGTGTGCGAATCTATCAAGCTAGAGTGCCTTGGAAGGCATAACGAGAGGATGGAAGAGAACGTGAAGAGGTCGCGCCTTGGGAAGAAGGTGCGATACGCATTCGTCCCGACATCGAGGAAGGTATGCGGATATTGCTGCATGCATGCTTCGAACGGATTCGCATATGAACGAATCTTCAGCAAGAAGCTCCATGAAAGGTGCAGATGCATCGCCGTGCCGGGCATTGAAGGCAAGACATCCGTCGGGGGGCACGACCCGATGGTTTACTACAAGGGATACAGCCTGCTTGCGAAGAGGGATGCGCAGGGGTTCATCATCAGGAACGATGATGGGTTTCCTCTGTTCAAATCAGGTAAGACGTTCGATACCGTTGAAATGCGCGTCGTCGACAAGCCGGAAAGGTTCATGAGCAATGCTGCACTAGGTAAAAGGCGTGAAAGCAAACAGGTATATGAACAATGGGTTGAACGTGTCAAAAAAGGTCCTCTGACAATAAACGGTGACCAGAAAAAGCATCATATCGATAGTCAAGAATATGCTAAGGCTGAAATAGCTAGAAACCAATCACCAAGTGTCGTGTGCCTTACGCTTGATGAAGAGTACAGAATCGTGCGTGAATGCTCTGGTTACGGTTACCCATTGAAAGGCGAAAACGGAGAATGGACAAAAAAAGAAGTTTGCATATGTGATTCGACGATTGGATATATCGAGTCTCGTTCGGGTATAATCAAGACAACAGCTTTTACAATTCATTATGGTGAAAAAGGATGCCATATTGTTCCGAAGTATGATGGTTCTGTACTGAGATGAAGAAAATCACGATCAAATATCTTTTTGAAAACTTTACTTTCGAGGATATCGTCGAAGTGCATCTGAAAGATGGTCGCCGCTATATCGGAAAATATTATGGTTTCGAGTTCGATGATGAATATCTGGGAGATTACATATACTTCAGTCCATTTGATGCAGATTTCGATGTCGTATCGATAATCAACATCGAAGATATACGTCTTGTCGAGAGGCCTGATTTGCAATTCGACTGGCAATAAATCAATGATTCAAACCCGCTTCGGCGGGTTTTTTCATGCCCACGTGCGGCTGGCACGGACGAATGACGACCGCCAAAGGCGGGGAAAGGGGCTTTAGATGCCCGAGGCAAACGAGAACGCCACGCAGGGCGCACCTGCGGAAGAGAAGACCTTCACCCAGGCGCAGATGGACGCGATCATCGGCGACCGCCTGGCGAGGGAGCGCGCGAAGTACGCCGACTATCCGGAGCTGAAGCAGAAGGCCGAGGCATACGACAAGGCAGAGGAGCTTTCCAAGAGCGAGCTCCAGAAGGCGACCGAGCGCGCGGAACGCGCGGAGGCCCAGCTCGCGGACATGAGGTCCAGGGCGGAAGCCGAGCGCATGAGGGCGGAGATCGCAGCGGAGAAGGGCGTACCAGCCGAACTGCTGCGAGGATCGGACCGCGGGGAGCTCGAGGCGCATGCGGACGCCATCAAGGCGGCCCTCGCAGGCGTTCAGAGGTTCCCGAACGTGTCTGACGGAGGAGACGGCGGCACGCCTTCCGCCACCAAGGAAGAGATCATGGGCATCAAGGACGCCCGGGAGCGCGTGCGGATGATCGCCGCGAACCCCGGGCTGTTCGGTTAGGAGCTATAGATGGCAGTAACCGCAAACACCATCACCAGCGCGAAGATCTGCCGCGCACTCGACATCGATTTCGTGAACGCGTTCACCGAGGAATTCAACAGGCTCTTCGAGCTTCTGGGCATGTTCCCCATCGAGACCGCGCCCGCAGGAGCGGCCGTCAACCAGTACACCGTCGCCGGCAGCCTGGCGAGCGCACCCGCAGAGGGCGATGTGACCCCGCTCACTCTGCTCACCGTGGACAAGACCCCCATCGGCGACATGGCACCAGAGCGCTACGCGAAGATGACCACCGCGGAGGCGATCTTGAAGGGCGGCTTCGAGAATGCGGTCATCAAGACCGACCGCCGCATGCGCACAAATCATTCGTTGTCAGAAAGAGCCTTAGCACAGCAGCAGATACGAAAAGGGCCCCGAATACCAAGATCTGTCACAGGGTTAGACCGTGGCATTTGGACAACATTATGCGAGGGCCAGAGGCTCCGTGGGTATGTAATAGCAGGAAAAGGTTCGACTGAAGCGATTCATAGCGAACTTGAATCATCAAAAGAAGAATTCAAATACATCGATATATCAGAATGCTCGAAGGTCTCAGGAAACGGTTATATTAACGACATGGGAATGAAGAGGAAAGCGCACCTTCATTGGTATCAGACAGATGATGGTGTTCTCGCAAGGATTAAGGTGAAGAAGTTCATTGGTTAAGATTCAATTCGTGATACGTGAGAACGATTCAATCATCGAGCGCGGAAACATCGTTGAAGCTCTCGCTGTCGATTATGGATGGTTTCAGATCATCGACGATATGGGGGACAAGTGCCTTGTTCCACCGCAGTATACTGAAATCGTCGAGGGTGACGTTTCAGACATTCCGGACATATCCGATGCTCCGTTAGATGACTTCGAGTAGAAATTCAACGAACCAATTGAAACCCCGCTATGGCGGGGTCTTCCTATTCATGGTCACGCATGGTCGATGATTCCGATGACGGAAGGAGATGCCATGGGAAGGATACGTGGGAAGATGCCGCATCGAATACGAGCAGCTGTGCGATAGGCTTGCGAAGCTCGATGACATGCTTGACGGATAGCGCGATGCGTAAAGGCTTTCATTGTTGAGCGATAAACCACACTAGGATTATTCCTGGTGGGGTTATCTTACGTGAAGTGACCTTTGGCCCATTTCTTGCTGTCCATGTCGGCCCTGATGAGGTCCTTCAGGTATCGGGCCATTCCTTTTTGCTATTGCAGGTGCGATGCAGCGCTGTTCAGCGGCGAGAAAGCGTAATGCAAGAGGGAACCGAGAGGGTCCTCCGGGAGCTCCATGCTCAGCGCGATCAACGAGGCTGGCGATGGACCTTCCGATGATAGCCTCCGTGCGATCTGCAGCGTTGCAGTGTATTCCATGTGCATTGCGATGTACGGTGGCTGGGAATGCATTGCGGCAATGTCAGATGATCTCGTGAGAATGGTGCATCATGACCGGTTCGCTCAGATACTACTACTATTTCGCCCACGAGCTGCGAAGGCGTCCCACGCGAAGTGCGACTGCCTTATCGTCCCGAAGATCGGGAACAAGGCTCCAGAAATCGACGGCTACGACCTGATGCACTGTACATGCAGTGGATAGATGGGTTGAAGAGAGAGTGCGCTGATGGCAACTGCTCAAAGCGAAAAGAAAGGGAATACTCAGTCAATAAGAACCGTGTGAATTGGGTAGAGGGGAATCCGATAGAATCAATCTGCACTCTCCTTAAGAGTTTCAATAGGGCTCCGATAACGAAAAACGGCAAGGTAAGGTTCATAGAAAGTCAAGATTATCAAGTCATACTTGACGTTTTGAATTCATATTTTTAGGATTATGAGGAATATTGCAGGCATTGATGGCAAGACAACATGGGAATATGTGCGATTGGATGGGTCGATTCCTGAAGATCTCAATTCTGAGCCGGAAACTCATTTTTTGTTTAGGACGTCATAATGACTGATCGCTTCGAGGATAGGTGCAGATACGTATCTGTCATATCGGAAGATTCACGCAAAGATTATTTTCTTAGCATCGATGAGTTTGAGATGCTGTATGACAGCGGTTTGCTTTGGGAGTGGGATGAGAAATACTCCCTTATGCTAGATGATCTTGACGATGGTGTGATTGATAGGGATTTGGAATATAACCTATTGCTTGTCTCCGATAGGATTGGAGATGGTGCAGTGAAGAATGCATTTGAGCTTGCCGTGAATACTGGCGGCTACGTTTATTTCTTTCTCTAGGATCAAAATATCAACCGCATCGATACGATGATTCAAACCCGCTTCGGCGGGTTTTTTCATGCCCACGTGCGGCTGGCACGGACGAATGGCGACCGCCGAAGGCGGGGAAAAGGGGCAACAGATGCCCGAGGCGAGCGAGAAAGCCACGCAGGGCGCACCTGCGGGAGAGAGGACCTTCACCCGGCCGCAGATGAACGCCAACATCGGCGACCGCCTGGCAAGGGAGCGCGCCAAATACGCCGACTATTCGGAGCTGAAGCAGAAGGCCGAGGCCTTCGACCAGGCAGAGGAGCTTTCAAAGAGCGAGCTCCAGAAGGCGACCGAGCGTGTATTCCGTCAAGCTTTTGTCGACAATTATTTGACTACATACACGCAATGGCGGTCGACGGCAACAAGACGCTCGACGACCTGGACGATGAGCAGCTGGCGATCAGCGTGCGATTCGAGAACCCAAGGATGCCTACCGCATCAGCCGCTGCGGACATGGGGCTGAAGATATCCTCCGTCCGCGAGGGATTCGGCCTTACCGACGTGTTCCTTGAAACGCAGGGATTCGACGATGACAC